AACCAATGCTTGCATAGCAGCACCAGCCGCACCGCCAAGGATGGCATGACGAATAGACCAAGGCAGTGCGCGAGATAATGCTGGCAATCCAGCGCCCGCTGGGTTTGCTATCTCACCATATTTAATATTGTTAATCCAGAACGATGTTTTAACATTGGTAGTTTGAATTAAGAATTTATAAACTGTATTGTTTGTATACAGCCATGTTCCTGTGCCACCAGACAATGGGAAAATTGCTGTAGTTGTTTCAACGCCGTTAACGTTGATAACACCTTGTACACCTGTAGATGAAACCCTAAAATATGAGCCATCTAATGGGGCATAAGGAGTTGCTGCACCACGCTGGAAAATGCCAAAGTCAATAACTTGATTAGCATTGGGTTGCGCGGTAAATGACAATGCAGTTTCAACTACAAGCGTTTGTGTGCCAGATACAGGAAACATAGCAAACGTACCAAAGGTCATACCCGTGGTAGTGGTAGTAATGTTGCCTGAGTTTGTCAGCAAACCAGACGTTGATTCTGTTGCTGTCAGCGTGGTAAATGTATGTGTAAATTTACCAGTGTTTTGCGCTGTATCAATAAAGTTTTCTTCGTCTAGCCAATTGTCATGCGCCACCCTTGTGCGATAGTCGTCGTCAACTTCTGGGGACAATACACTGCGAGCGCCAAATACTGCACCGTTGTCAATTTCACTGAAATTAGCTGTGCCATTCGCATCGCCACCACCTAACGGTAATCCTGCTGCAGTGTAGCCGGGTGTACGGACAAAGGCGTTTAAATTTACCGCCTCTACTTCTTGTTTAGCGCCAGTAACGCCGCCTGTTTGTGTTGTATCTAATGCCATGATATTTTCCTTTTAATCTGCCCAAACCCAACGAACTTGAAATGAACCCTGTAGCTTGTCTAAGCAACGGGCGTGAATTGTGAAACCTGTAGCCGCTGTAGGCGTCCCACACGTCAAACCCACTAATGCAGCAAAGTATCTGTGGTCATTCGCTGTATGAGTTCCAGTTGTATCGTCAGCCATCACATAAGCCTCAGCTTTTGAAGTTGCGCTGATAGCTCCTTGACCCGTTACCGCGACACTAGCTTCACTTGTGCCAGGAAACGAGCCAAAATTAATAGTTGCTGTACCTTGACCAGTTGCCATTAGCGATTGATATACAACGGAGTTGCATAAGTAGTGTTAAAGTTGCCTGCTGTACTTGTTACCGTGCCACCAAAGTCTTTATAGCAAACTAGCTTATCAGTGGCTGCTGAACCTGTGCTTTTATAGATTATTTCACCGACCGCGGTAATTGTTGCCACTGTCCAGCCGGGCGATAAGTTTGTCGCAGTAATTGCAGTTCGATTGTTTGTCGTGTCAACTGCACCAACGGTTAAAGTCAGTGCTACGCCGCCTGACGTATAACCCGTGCCAACCACTTCATTAGCGACACTTGAACGATTTACCCACGTATCTAATTCGGTTTCAGTCGGTGCAACTGAAACCAGCATCGTCTTAAAAGAGTCTGTAGAAAAGTTAATTGCGCCTTTAGCCAAATGGTCGGTTAAGTTTGTAAAATTTGTTGATATGGTCATTATTGCACCCCTGCGTGTTGAATACCTACAGCCCGACCATTAGCGTCTCTAACTACTACTTTTGGCGCTGTCATTGCTTGCATCATTTGCATCATCATTTGTTGCATGTTGCTTTCTTTAGAATCCTCTTTTTCAGTCTCTTCAATGACTTGTTGAGGCGACTTGATACCCGCAATTGTGAGCTTTACTTGTGCGTCTAATTCAGCTTTCCAATAATCAAAACCTAACTTAGCTTTTTCTTTCATGTCATCTAAACTTCGCGTGTACGCATCTTGTTGCGCTTTAAGATTTGCTTGGAACTGCTCATCTCTAGCTTGCATCTCTTGCTTATCTCGCTCGGCTTGAATCTCTCGCTCTATTTGACGAGCATGTTTGCGGTCTTCTAATTCCATTTTTTGAGATTCTTGCCATGCCTTAAATTGGTTAGCCTTTTCTATCCCTTGCTGCTTCATTTGCTCCACTTGCAACATTGGATTAGGCGGCGGCTGGACTGGAGGCTTTCCTTTAGGGTCAGTTATGAAGTTTTGAACGTCTTTAAACCCAGCCGCTTCGACTATCTTTGTTTGTGTGTGATAGATTTTCTCAGGGTCAGCTAACCCCATTGGTAGCAGCGCCATTTGATTAGCTGCAATCATTTGCAAGGCTTGAATCTTTTGCTGTGAATCGCCAGAACCTAGACCAACATTCACTGTCATGTCGTATTGGTCGCGCCATTCGTTAGGGTCATATTCGACGAACTGGTCACGTAGACGGAAAGCCATCTTTTCCATACCGCCCTCAGACAATAGCTTGAGAATGCCGCAAAACATAGGCTTCATTGCTATTTCAGCAAAGATACGGGCGATAAGCTCGATTCTCTGCATGGCGCTGGCTTGGTCTATTTGCTTACCAGTAGCTGTGGTGTTTAGTGCGTCAGGGTCTAGACCTTGAGAGTTACGGGATACGCCTGTACGGTTCTCGCGCATTTGCTGGATGTAGTCCAACATAGGCATAGATGCTGCTGACGAATTAGGCACTACCAATGGCTGCAAAGCGTTTTCACGAGTAATGCGAACCGCACCACCAGCTCGCATATCTAAGAAGTCGTCAATATCAGCGTAAGGTGTACCGTTTGAATCTGTCAGCACGGTCGTTCTAGGTGCGTTTGTCAGATACAAGTTATACAAGGTCTGACGTAGCATTTCAGTATGCAACTTCTGCAAGTCGCCTACTAAATCCTCAATGCCCATGCCGTCCCAGCGGTGCGTATTTAGCACTGGCGAGAATGTCGCAAAGGGCACGTGACTAACAACTTCCTTCTTGAGAATCTTATCCTCTAAGCGATAAATACAGCTTAGTTCAGCTATGCCGTCTCCATCAATATCAGCTAGAACGTACTCGATTCTAAGCACGCCCTCAGCCATTGAATCGTCTGTAGAATCCTCACGGTCAAAACGCTGTGTATCAGCATCTACTCGTGATAATCGTGTTGCTTCGTCTAGGCTTGATTCGCTAGAGGCTCTAAGCTCCTCGGCGGTAACATCAAACCCCATTTGTTTAATCTCGGTCAAAGTGACGCGCATTAAACGTGCTGTATATGGACATTCAGCTAACAACGGGCTTGTCCAAGTGTTATCAACCAAAAGGTCGGCGGGATTAAACGCTTCGACCTTAATGATTGTTTTGTCTTCTACCTTCTTAAATCGACCACTGAAACCCATAACGGGTTGTCCTGTCATTGGGTCAATTGCGGGTTGTCCTGTCTGTGGGTCAATAATCTGGGCTTCGTTGGCTTCGATAATCTCGCTACCGTCCTCGGTCAACATTGCCAGCATTTCAGCCGTAGCACCTTTGAATGGAATCGTACTTACCGTCTCTTTAGTCTCTTTGCGCCATGTAATCGCACAGTTTTTAACCATTAAAGCGTCTTTAATCGCTGTGTAAAGGACTAAAAACCCGTTATTTTGCTTATAGAAAACGTAGTTACAAGTATCTGTGGCCTGTTCAGCGCCTGCAACGTCCTGCGCTGTAGTTGGCTCGAATGAAACGGCTTTGTCGGTTGCTGTGAATATCTTTAGAAGGGCTGGGAGTATCCACTCTACTGTGTCCTGTACGTCAGAAGTGATAGCGCTAGGCATACCTTCTTCTTCGTTGCCGTAAGGCATGCGGTGATAGGCTCGAACAGCTAACTCGCGCTCTTGCCCTAGTTCACCATAAACATAATGCGCCGCCGACTGCTCCTTTTTCCGCAGTAGGTCTAACAGTTCGTCGTCGTCCATTTTCATAAAGGCAATTTCCCAATTGTGCTTTTGTGACGCATTATAACTTATATGCTTTAAGCTAGATAGCTCCTACGATATTGAATCTTTTTATTTGACCCGTTGTTATTGGACAACATATCAGCAACTAAGGCCAAATAGCGAAAAGCATCAGCGCCGTGGCTAAACTCATCATGCAACGGCTGATTAGCCTGTCCAGTCTTAGAATTGATATTCCAGCGGTAACGCTTTAAACATTCTACTAATCGCTCGGTGCGTTCTTTGTTAAAGTAGATTCGAGGGAAAGTCTCACGCGCTCGGTCAATTCCTGACGCTACTTCTACGTTAGGCACACCGTTCGGGTCAACTGTCCAACCTAGCCCCTCCATTACTTGGCGGTCATCTATACCAGTTTGATGTTTTTTGTGAAAGCCATCATGCGGCAACCAAACAGTTCCCCAGTTCATTGGTTGGTCATCAAGCCTTAGCGTTTTAAGCTCTGCACTGTAATCTGCTAATGTCCTTTGATTGCCTTCAATGTAGTGAATGATACGTATTTCAGAGCTAACCTTTTGTGCCAATATGATTGTCATACTGTCAGCCATGCCTAAGTCGAATATGAGGTGAGTTTTTAAGCTGCCATCATGCGGCACTTCGCGGATTCGCCCAGCTTGCACGGTCTGACTCATGGCATCGAAGTAAATAGCGCCTTCTACAGCGGGCTTACATTGTCCTAGCCAGATATGATTGTAGTCTTCTTCTTTCATTGTTGCCAAAGCATGAGTGCGCTCATCCTCTAATTCTTGCGTGAAATATGGATTATCCATGTAGTTCATTAAAACAGTTTCACAATTTGGAGGAGGCTGTGTAACAAATCGCCTGTGTGTTTCGTCGCTTTCTAATTCAGGGTTATAAGTCACCCAAATTTCACTACCCGGTCTCCGAATTGTGGGTGTTAAAATATTCCAGCTTTTCTTACTAATGCTTTGCGCTTCTTCGCACCAGCAAATATCCACGCCCTCAAAGGATTTTAAACTTGATGCGGTCTGGTCACTCAAGCCGCTAAAGTAAAACTCTGTTCCATTTTTTCCACGTATTTCCTTTTCAAGCACCTGATAAAAGTCACCTAAATTCAAAGATTCTATTTGGTCTTTTAGTAATTGATGCACCGACTGTTGAATTGACTTCTGAACTTCACGGGTGCATAAGACGCGGATAGGCTTACCAGCTCCAATAATAAGCAAAGTTCTAACAACACCCCATGACTTCCCGGAGCCTCGGCCACCGTATGCCACTTTGTGGCGCTTAGGCTTGAAAAGGAATTGCAGCTTTTTAGGTAGCCGAACATCAATCGAAGTGGACATTTATACCCAAATTGCCATTCACATTAATCTCTTTAGGCGCATTGTATCCATGCATCTCGTTTAAAACCTTCACAGCGCCTGTTTTATCGCCGTGCCTAGCTGCCTCATCGGTTGCTATGTCTTTAAGCGTTCTAACGCTGTCCTCGCGTGTCCAAAGGGCTTTTGCTGCTATCTCGTCTTTCAATTGAGCTATCCTTGATTGAACCTTGATGTCGCTAGCTATCAGACTTGCACGCTCCCAGATGCTTTCAGGCTTAGTGTCTTCACTCACATCGCCCGTAGCTCTATAAGCATCTGATTGGCTCATTCCTGAGGCTACAGCTTGGGCGAATGATTCTTGTTTATGGGTTAAACTCACTTTACACCCTCCGTTTTGTAATATGTACACTTACATTGGCTGCATTCGTAAACTTGAAAATTCGCTGCATTAGGGTTCACTATCAAATCAACCACATCCAATATTTGACCAATAGCGGGCTTATCAACAGCAGCCATATTGCCAGTTTTGCACTTTACACATTTTAAAATAGCTTGTTGTTTATGAGTTAACATTTAAAAGTTTAGCTTTATTGAGCGTGTGTTAGCAATCGTTTTGCCAATAAAATCGGTTATTTCAAGTAATTTTCCACTTCTAGTATGGATAACAGAATGTTTACCATCTTTAAAATTACAAGCATGCCTTTTTAAAAAAAGTAAAACTTCTTGTTTATGAGTTAAGCTCATGTTTAACCCTTTCTATCTCGTCTCGTGCTTTTCCCCATTGCACAACTAATTTACCTAGCTTTGTCCGTCTATCGCCAGCATTTAGTATCCCTTCCATTTTGCATAACTCTGGAGGAAGCTCATAAGTGCCATAGTTACCCACGTACACAAATATTCCAAATGGTTGTTTATGGGTTAAGCTCATTTTTTAGGCTTCTCCTCTTTGTAATTTAACCCACCACCACGCCATGCCCAATAACCTAGCCGATCCGCAGCTATGGGATTTTTAAATTTAATCCACTCCCAATAGCCCATTCTGTTTACACTATCTCGTAAACCGCGCAAATCAATTTTAGGGTATAGGCGCTTTATTGGTCTTAATTCCCATAAAGTAAAAGGTGTTATATTCATTTTAACCAACTAACAACAATTGAAAAAATAGATACTAATGCAAACAACCCGCCAAAAAGAGCCAATGTAGCAAAAACTTCATCATACGCTTTAAAAAAGCTATATTTTTCCTCTTTTGGCGCGTGAAACCTATCTAAATATGAGCGCAAAGCATGGAAAGGCTCTTGTAAATGCCTAACTTGCCTTTCTGCACTCTCTGCTATTTTGCGGGTCGCTTTAGTCTCAGAATCACGTAAAGCATCATTACCCTCTAGATTTTTTAGGCGGCGCTCTAGGTCTGCAATGTATTGTTCTGTAGTCATTTAACATCATGCTTAAAGTAGGTGTTAATAGGCGGAAACTCCCCTACTAAAGTCTTTCTAATCAAAGAAATATGGTCAGCACTTTGTTTAGCGTCATCGTAAATCTGGTCTAAGTGCTTTTTTACCGAGTCTGACGGCTCTTTTCCGTTTACCTTTGGATAATCTGGCTTTGGCTTGCCAGTATATCCAGCGCCTTTAAATTCGTTTTGAATGAATCTTGCCTGCAAATACCGCTTACGGTCTTCTAGCGTAGGTGCATATTCAGGCTCTTTGCCATATCGCTCATAAAGCCATGTTATTAAGCGTTTAATCACTTGAGTTCCTTTAAGGAGTATTCAAAAAAGCCCCGAAGGGCGAAGCAACTGCGAGTTGCAGTGCCATTTTACCATTATTTAACTTGTTTGCCCGTATTTGTTGCCGCAATTATCTACCCAAAACGGGGCAATATAAACTAATGGCGTGTTATCTCGTACACATGCTGACGTTGGATTTGGCTCTACTACTGGAATACGGTTAGGCGGCAATTGTGCAGGGCTTGGCGGGCATCCTGTTGATTGTGGGCATGCTTGTATTGGTTCAGGCGTTACTGGCTGGGCTACAGGCGCGATAACTGGTGGTTGCGGTGCTGCAACTGGCGGCGTAACAATTGGCTCAGGCGCTGCTACAGTTACAACTTCAGACGGTGCAATAACAGCATCAGGCGGACAATCGCCACATGCTGCGAGTGATGTAGCCAAGATGATTGTGATTAGTGTTTTCATATTCTCTCCTGTTGTTGCCTTGCGTTATTGATTGGTTAATTTATACAGCCCACACAACCAATGCACCATCGCGAGTGATTGATACATGCGTTACACCGACCATACCATGCCACTCGCGCGCACGGCTAATTGCGTCTTGCAAATCTGATGCTTTGATATAACGTGATGCGCCATCAATTGTCATGTTTACTTTAAATGTTGCTTTTTTCATTTGAGACTCCTTGTTTAGATGCCTCTATTGTCTAATAGTTTTTATTGCTTGCGAATAGGTATTTACCCTAGGTTTTTCATTTATTTTCTAAGTAGTTTCCCTAGGTTTCTAAAAAAATAAATTTCCCGCCTTTTGTTAAAGTTCCATTATTTATCACAGGCAACCCCTGGCTAAATGTCAACTTATTCACTGTAACAATTAAAAAAATCTGTGTTTGCTCTTCCTGTGTAAATGAATAGTCATACTTAGGTACATTAATAGATATGACTTTTTCCCCGCAATATTCTTGCATTTTGCAACGAGCTTTTACGCCAGATGCAGCAAGCCGTTTGCGAATATGTAGAGTTATTTCTTTGTGATTCATGAATCTATTATCAGATGGATTTTACGCTTTCACCATTAGGGTAAACCCTCGGTTTTGCAACTTTAAACCCTAATAGGGTTTACCCTAAGCTCTAGCCTCCCAAGGTAATGCCGTGCGCCATTGTGTAAGTGGCATGATTGTTGGTTTTATACATTTTTTTAGCATTAATATCGTCAAAATGGCCTCTCTATTCGTGGCGTAGTACGTCTTTTGCTTGCGATTTAACATTCCACGATTGCGTTCACGGTATCTTAGCTGGGCAGCAAGCTCTGTTTCTCGGTTTTTTTCACGCCATCTTTGAGTTCTTGCATTTTCCAGCTCTCTCGGTGTTGGTTTAAGCGCATTGGGCTTGTTGCCTTTGTCGTATTTTGCATACAGTGTGGTAGTGCTTGATTCGTAGCCAGTTATGTAGATTAAGTTGTTGTTTTTAAGCAGCTTAATCGCTCTAGCTATTGCATCACGGCTTACATTTAACTTTTCTTTCAGCCCTTGGTGACTAACTGGCATCATGTTATAAATGATAGTTGCCGTGTTGTTTTTGCGCACTAAGTCAGGTAATTTCATAGCGCCGTTACCCGTTTTGATTTTCCAATAGTTCTATGCTTTGTTAGTGTGATAATTTTCTCAAAGGTTGCACGGTCTACACTTGACCTCTGTAAATCAGCGTATTCGTAAGTGTCACGCATAGCCTTTAAGCCTAATCCAGTCATCCCCATAGCTTTGCTTTGTTTGTAGCGATTTGACGCGCTTATAAGCTCATTTTGCAGTGCTTCACAGCTTGGCATAGCTTCTGCCCCTATACCTTCACTTGCAAAGGTTTCGCAGACGTTAAGCATGGCTGATAAAACACCCCAATCCTCTACAGTAGCCGCACCTTTTGTAAATGATTCCATTGCTGATAGTTCAATGGTTCTGAGTTTATTTAATGCAAATTCGGGCGTTATCGTTGCACCTGCTATTGCGTGGGCTATCGGGTCTATTCTTGCATAAATCTTTTTACGCTTAGTTGTTTTTCTCATTTAACGCTTTCAATTTTGCTTTATAAGTGGCTTCAATAGCCCTTAAATCGTCTTTTGTGTAGTGGTTTAACTTGTGGTCGCACTCAAGGGCTTCGACGCGCTCAATCCCAATTCGTTTAACCAGTCCAATGCGGTAATTTGCAGCATTGCCAGAAAGTTGTTTGTTACAGTGTTTAAGTTGTGCATGTACGTTATCTTCATTAAATCTTAAATTTACTCTAGCGCCTACGCTTAGCCAGTGACCAGCATCTACAATTCCACCAGTCTTATCTGTTCCCCATGCAATAGGTTTATCACAACAAATGCATGGCTTTCCATAGTCACGGGTGCGAATGTAGGCATTAAAGGCTATTTGTGCAGCTTTTGTTAGTTTTGGCTTGGTTTCAGTCAATACTTTGATTTTTGCTTTAGTCTCGCGCTTGTCCTGCTGCTCGGCTTTAATTCGTTTCACTGCCGCTTTAATGCTTGCGGTTTGCATAGCACAAGCCAATCCGCAGACTTGCTGCATTGGTCGTGTTTTGGCAAACTCAGTCTTACAGATTTTGCACTTCGACATCAGGATATTCCAATTGATTCACAAAGCTACGGTCTATTCCATTTTTATGTATGTCCATTGCTAGGCTAAGTACCGCCGTTATAGCTGCCTCTTGGTCTTCAGGCTTTGCGTAGTTTTTAATCTCTTGCAATACCATCATGGCGGTTAAGCGTTCTTTAACTGTAAATTCGTTCATATTGCACTCACCACAGTTGATTGATTGACAGATTCCAAGCTTGTTGCATTTATTCATTTTTTGCCAACTTTTCTTTTAATTCTGCATTTTCTGAAATTAAATTTTGCAAAAATATTTCATCTCTAGCACTTGCTTCTAAAACTTTTCTCAGGTATTTGCGTAATTCTGCAAGCTCTTTTTCAGCTTCATCAACGGCTTTATCATCGCCTAAGCAACTGCAGAATCCGCGTAAAACTAATAATTCTCGGTCTAATGCGCTCATTTTTTGCTTTCAATGCTTAGTTGGACATCCTGCCATTCTTGATATTCTTGATATTCTCCCGCAAAATATTTTCCCGATTCTGAACGGTATACCTTCACCAGTTGCTGCAACACCATACATCTAGAAGATGTACCGTCATTTAACACAACTGCATATCTTGGAGGGAATCCGTCTTTTTCGTTGTCCCATAGTTTCCAGCGCATCATAAATTCACCCCTCTAAGTACAGCCGTTGCGTTTAAAAATTCCAAGTAATCGCTAAACTCTTTTTTACTCACAAAAAACTCCTATAGACTTTAATGCCTCTACATAATTATTTCCACGCCTAACTGCCCTTGCTCGTATAGCTTTTTTGGGCAGATTTAATTGTTCACACAAAGTATGAAATGCAATAATTTCCCCTTGATATACAATTTTTATTGTTCTTGATGTGTTTAATGCTTGTTCTTGCCTTGTTGCCCATCTGCAATTTTCAGGGCTATAACCTTTTTTATTATCTTTTCTATCAATAGAAGTCCCATCAGGCCTTTCGCCCATATCTTTTAAAAAGCATTCAAATGAAAACCATTGGGGCGCAACTCTAATTCCTTTAGCCCCATATTTTGCATACGATGGATGCCCTCCCCACTCACACCTGTCCATCATGCCAGCCCATGAGTTATATGTTTTTGTCCGTTTTAACCCCGAATGTCCATGCACTTTTTTTATTTGTGCAGCTTGTTCTTTTTGAAAGCAACCACATGAAACCGTAAAACCATGAACAACAGATTGAGCAAGAATTCTTTTTTGTATACCGCAATCACATTCAAATAAATATGCAGCGTATTTCCCCAAATCAGGCAAAAACTTTATAGCAGTTAGCATTTGAAATCTTTTTCCTGATATATCATTTTTTGTTGATTTTGGCATTTCTTACTCTATTAATTAGACGCCCACATTATACCATTTTCAGCGCCATACGCATAAATATATTCAATCAAATCTGAACAATCTTTTTTGCTTAATTTGCTAGTCCTAGCTGGAACAATATCTACGCCATTTCCATCAATCGCTGGCAATATTTCAATTGGCTCTCCTTTTGTTCTACACCATGCAGCAACTAACAATCTTTTCCATATTTCAACATCTCTTTTTTTGCCAGCCCATTGCAATTGATTTGCCAACTCAGTAATTAAGCTATGCAGCAATGCATTTGCATCTAATGAGCGCGTAGGCTCTGAAACCGTAACTTTAAAGCCATCCTGCGCTGACTTGACTGCTTCTATAGCATTTTGACGTGCTGTAGGGTTGGCCAGTATGTAAACTTTTTTAGACATGGCTTAAAACCATGGTGGCAAAATAAACCCAATGACATTCGTGGTTTTCACCAGAAACAACAACTACGTTTCCTTGTAAAACATATCCATTGCTAATCGCACGTTCTATTTGTCGATGTATATGATTCTCGTTACTTTTGATAACTAGTACTGGAGGTTTTTTTTCCATTATTTACTCCTTAAAAAAACTGGCACTTCAATCGGATACTCATAGACCGCATCGTAAAACTGGCTTAGTGTCATTGGCTTAAAGCCTTGAGCTATAAAGCGGCGGCGGTGGTTAAGGTAGAGTGTTTGGTAGTAGGCTAGGTTTTTCATGCTGTTTTTGCAATTTGCATTGCCCGTTTTTCGTCGCGTATTTGAGCTAATTCACGCTTAAATTGCTTTGTGTAATATTGGTTAAAGTTACGCA